CGAATCTCACCGCTTCCACCAATAACGGTCCTTAACTCAATTGGATAGAGTGCCAGTCTTCGAAACTGGAAGTTGGGAGTTCGAGTCTCTCAGGGCCGGCCAGTTATAAGATGAACGGGATCTGTTTTAAATCTCATGGTGAGAGCAATTCGGTGTGATGGCGTTCTATTCGTAACCATATGAGGTTTAGAAATATTAAGTATCACCGGTTTTGATAAATCATATTCAGTTACTTTTTTACATGTATTTTCGTCAAAATCGTACAAGAAAAAAGAATATCCTTGTCTGGTTACCATTGGTCTGGGCGGAATACTTACTTCGTAGAATTCTGTTTTAGGCGCAGAACAATTTATTATATCCATATTCAATGAAAGTCGTGGACCAGTAGTACCATCATTGTCAGCATGTAATCCTCCACTCGCTCTGGGGGCCAAAACGTGCGTTGATAATTCGATTAATTCTATATTATTTTCTATAAACCAAGATAAAATTGTAGGACAATTATTTTTAAAATCATCAGGATCTACACCAATTATTCCTTCCTTTGAAATGTCAACTACTCTAACTATATAAGACCTGACTTCTTTTATTATGCTGTCATAATTTTTTATATCAATAGGTGTAAAATAAAAATTATCAAAATTAAATGTCGTCATGTTACTATTTATGTCGACAACATTACACGGTGATATAGCACAGTGGTAGTGCATCCGCTTCATACGCGGCCGGTCGTTGGTTCAAATCCAACTATCACCACCATTCAACGGAGTTGTTAGTGTAAAGGTTAACACCACGGATTGTGATTCCGTTAATATGGGTTCGATTCCCGTACGACTCCCCACATTTAGCCCTACTCGTATAATGGCATTACGTCGGTTTTGTAATCCGAATACGGCAGTTCGATTCTGTCGTGGGGCACCATTAACTATTCAACCATGGTCCAGGAAATAATCGTATTAGTAACATAATCCTAGTTTGATCAGATTTATTAATAACTTTGTGTGGAGTTTTTGTACCAAGTATATAAGGTCGATTAGTTTCGACTTCGTATATTAATTCGCATTGATCTTCTGTGTATTTAAAAAAATTATGGGTTTTACCTTTATTTTCTATTGTAATAATTTTATAGTCCGAATCAGCTTTAAAAAAATTAATCCAAGTATTTTCGCAGCCAATTATTGGAATATTTAAGCTGTATATGTAAGGTCCGCTATCTACATGGATATTGCCATTGGTATTTCCCGTAGTAATATTAACGGCAATATCCATAACTGACCAATGCATAATTTTACTTTTTAAAAAATCATGTAGCACTGGAATACTTAGAAAAATTTCTTTGCTGTTTTTTATATAAGTTAATGTAGTTTGATTGAGTAAATTCTCAGGTATTAATTTCAATACTTCTTGTTGTATTTCAATGAGATTCTCAATATGCACAGGTTTGTAAAAATCTTCAACATTCATGAAAATATTTATACACTATAAATACAATTATGAAATTTATCAAACTTAATAAAAAATTTGATGTTAGTAATTTTACAGAAACATCTTTAATCAATGAATATGCTATTAACGGCAAAGGCATTGGGTTTTATAATGTAGACAATTACAATGAAGGTCTGATTCTTTCGGTTATACCTGAGAGATATAGGCATGAATTTTTTATAAGAGAAATGAAGATAAATTACAGCATTCCTCCTCATACAGACAGTTATGTTTATGCTACTATAAATTTTTATGTTAAGGCCATTGACTGCCAAACGAATTTCTTTGAAAAAGTCGATTCCAGTCTAGGAGTTAAAATGACTACACAGACCACTGGTAGAACATTTAAAGAAGATGATTTAGAACCTTCGGGAAGTTTTATAGCCGAAACAGGCGATGCGTGGCTATTAGATGTATCAAGTCCTCACAGCGTTAAGAATCTAGGCACTGCACCCGTTGACAGAATCGCACTAGTATTACAATCGTCTAACTATAAATTTGACCAAGTTTATGCTATGTTGCAAGAAACTGGTTATATCACACAATAAAGCCAATGTAGCTCAGATGGTAGAGCAGAGGACTGAAAATCCTTGTGTCACTGGTTCGATCCCAGTCTTTGGCACCAGATATTCGATAAGTAATCATATAGCACGAAAGTATTATATGACAACAAGTATTAGAGATTATATGGTTATCAACGGCAGTGGAACGGCGACAGAAATTAAATTATCATATTATGATTCTATAAAAGCAAAGCTGCCATATAGATATATTGACATCGATCATGATCTTCAGCAATTAATTTCAGTTAAATCATACAAGTATATTATGGAAACTGGAGTAATGGATCGAATAGCCCAATGGAATTGGGTCGATACTGCTGATTATCTCAAATGTGTTCCAGAATTAGTTAATGCTATGAAATTAATAACACCGAGTCCTATCACGTTTGTTGCGTTTCCTGCCAGGAAAGCAGGTCTACCACTCCATCCACATGTGGATGCTACATTTGGATGCAGAGTTTTGTTTCCCGTTAAAAATTGTATAGGTTCGCAGACTAAGTTTTATGATTTAAACGGCAACAACATTTATTATAGAAAATCTAAGATAGATTCTACTGCATGGTGGGAATTAGAAGATAAGTTTCCTCTTAAAGAAATCGCATCAGTTGAATTATATAAACCTATTGTATTTGATGCACAAGTACCTCATGAGGGTATAGCTAATCCACATTCAGAAGAGATAAGGTTTACGATGACTATTGGTTTTGAGAAGGAACCAAGATCATATCTTTACAATTCGATATTAAAACGAAGAACATAACCATATTAAGTATTAGATGATTTATCGACCCTTACTATAATTAATTATATAATTATATAAGGAGTTAGTATGAAAAAATATTGGGGTCATCATCTGATGTTAGATTGCGGAGAATGCGATCTTAAAAAAATGCAAAATAAAGAAAACATCGAACACTGGATTAAAAGTCTTGTTGTTGATATAGATATGGAGCCTATAGGTGAACCATGGATAGCGCAGGTAGAAATAGATAAACCAGAAAGAGCCGGATATATTGCCATGCAAGCCATTGTATCATCACACATATCAGCACATTTTGTTGATAGTGTTAGACAGATATATGTAGATGTGTTTAGTTGTAGAAAGTTTGACAAGGAAACTGTCAAACAAAGCATGATAAAATATTTTGATGCTGGTGCTATTAGAGAATATGCTATAACACGTCAAGCAGATTAATTATTGGGGGTTCGTCAAGTCCGGTTAAGACAGCAGATTTTGATTCTGCCATGCACAGGTTCGAATCCTGTACCCCCTGCCAATATACACAAGCCCCGCAAGGGGCTTTTTAATTGACATAAACTTAGTTTAGTTGTATAATAAATTACAAGGAGAAAGATATGCCATGGATTGAAAACGTAGCAGCCGCTGATATACCTACAAGGTTTCATCATGATGCTGGTGAGAATAGTATGCTGATCAGTATTGTTGATCCAGCAAGTTGGAGACCAACACCTGCTCACAAGTTCAAAGAACAACATAATTTTGAGTTCCTTGACATTGAAAAGAATGACTTTGCCTTAGACGAAGCAATGCGTTGTAGCCAAGAACAAGCAAATGAATTGGTGAGACTACTTCAACATGCCAAAGACAATAAGATGAATGTAGTTGTTCATTGCTTTGCTGGTATTTGTCGTAGTGGTGCAGTCTGCGAAGTTGGAGTCATGATGGGCTTTGATGACACTGGTAGATTTCGAAGCCCTAACCTATTAGTCAAGCATCGCATGATGAAGGCACTGGGTTGGACATATGATGAAGATGAAAAGCCAAACATTGATGATTGGCGAACTTTTAAAAACAATGTATAAAGTAATAAGCAAAAATAATTTAACTTTGAATGTCTGCCCTACTTTAGATGAGGCCATGACCTTTGCCAAAACAGTGAACATGTTTGTAACTATTGTGGGACCAGACTTTGAAGCTTGTGGTATTTTTGGAGTTGATACAGTAACAGATCCCAACTATAATGGTTGGATATCAAGGAAAAAAGGAGTATAATATGCCCTCAGTATTTTTAGTTAGTGACACGCACTTTGGTCATATGGGAGTATGTCGCTTTACACGTAACGATGGTGTTACGAAATTGCGTCCATGGGATGATGCCGATGAAATGGACGAAGCTATGATCAAGGCTTGGAACGAACGTGTCAAGCCCACAGACAAAGTCTATCATTTAGGTGACGTTGTTATAAACCGTAAGGCATTAAAGACATTGGCTCGTTTAAACGGCGACAAAGTTTTAATCCGCGGTAACCATGACATTTTTAGAGACGACGAGTATCGTGAATACTTTCGCGAGCTTCGTGCTTATCATGTCATGAACGGAATGATATTAAGTCATATACCTGTTCATAGTGATAGCATAGGTCGCTTTGGTGTTAACATACATGGACACACTCATGCTAATCGAGTTCGTAAAGCTCGCGGTGTAGATGCTAAGACTGGAGAAGTGCTGTACGGTGATGACATCGATGTTCGTTATCATTGTGTATGTGTGGAACAGACTCCTAACTTTGCTCCTATATTATTTGAAGATGTTATTGCTCGCATTGAAGCAGAAGGCGGTAGTGTGGGCTTTAAGACTAATGGCAATAAATAGATCATGACAACTAAAACCAGTGACACGTTAAACAAAGCCTATGCTAACATTCCTAGGGAAGTAGGTATTCATTTTAATTTTGAAATTTTAGCTTTTCGTGGTCTAAGATATTATTGGTTAAAGTTATTTAGAAAAGCTCAGGGTAGGTAATTGACACAAATTGGTTACTTTGCTATAATAGAGTTAAGTAAGTAATTGTGTTAGCAAAGACTTTTACAAAAGTAAAAAGAATTAGTTGACACAAATTACTGAATCATGTATAATACATGTATACATTAAGAAATTGATGTAATTGTTCTTTAAAAATGTGTGTAAGTATTTTGCCCAGGTGATGGAATTGGTATACGTGTCGGTCTTAGAAGCCGAATTTTGCGAGTTCGAGTCTCGCCCTGGGCACCAT